CTGTATATCACCTACATGGTCTTGGTCTAATGCCACTTTAAATGCAAGTTCTTTTTGTGAATCAGTCATATCATCAATGAAATACTTTTCTCCATCGAGATTCAAGACTGGCGATTGTTTGTCTTTTTTGTTTTGTTTTTTAGACATCAATGTACCTCTTTATTGTTTTATTGTTATGATAATGCAAGACAAATGGAATAAAACTATTGTTCTTGCTAACATTATCTTTTGCTTTTAGTATTTGTAAATTATCTTCATGGTGAAATCCACAAACTAATTTTCCTTGTAGTGGGATTATATGGTCAACATGATATTTCCCCACTCCCAGAGACGACATGATTTTAGCGACTCTAAATTTCCTTCTTATGGTCTTTAAATTAGCATATGAAGGTAAGGCATTTAATTGCATTGCTCTTCTCTTGTGTTTTAATGCGTTTGCTTTCTCTTTATCGTATGTCCTATTTTTTAAAATAAATTCTCTGTTTTCTAAGTAATATTGTTTTGAGTATTCTAATCTTGTTTCTCTATTGCTGTAATAACTTTTTAAACTCTTTTTTATTCTTGCTTCTCTATTCTTTTTATAATCTTCTTTTCCTGTCTCCTGAATGGACTCTTTATTCGCTAAATAATATTCTGCGGATTTTTCAATTATTTTGTCTCTGTTTTCCCGATAGTACGCAGTATGCCTTGCACGTACCTTAGCCTTATTTTTTCTACGGTACTCTCTATCGTATTCAGCTTTTTTTTCTTTAGGACTCATTAGCCTTTCTTATTTTCTTTTTTGTCTTTAGCCACGTTTGACTCCTGTTTAGTTAGTTAATTATTTATTTTCTAATGCTTCCACTTTTGCTGTTAATTCTTGTATTGCTTTCACTAATACTGGTACAAGAACATCTCTTGAAACACCCATTGGAACAATTCTTTCACCAGTTTTCTTACCATCATCATCAAGTATATCCTCTACTGCTCCATCTGTACCCTGTACTGCTGGTTCATACGCCTCTTTTAATTCTTGGGCAACAAAGCCACCAATACACTTATCGCCAGATTTCTTCCATTCAAAATCTCTGACTTTCATTTTTGCTACTGTCTCAAGACCTTTTACTGATGTATCAACAATATTCTTTTTAAGTCTACTATCTGATGGGTCGGTTAGTGCAAATGTTCCAGATGTATTTGATATATGACCAACTTGACCACCATCTCCATCTGATGCGTTTATATAAATCGTAGTGCCACTTGCATCGTCTGCTCCAGCTTGTATGTTGATACCATACCTATTTGCATTATTGCCATCGTTTTTTACATACAATGGATAACCGCTTGTCCCAGCGTGTTCTACATCAATAGCAGCACAATGAACTTTAGCCCCTTTATCCTGTGCCATATAAACAGCATCTACATCAGCATTACCAAGTGTTACTGAGTTGTCTGCTTGTGCAGAACAGTCATAACCGATAGCAGTTTGGTTAGTCGAACTTGTGGCAGACGTATCTGATAAAGCACCAATAAGCGTATTGTTCCCACCAGTTTCAAGATTTATATTATGCCCTCCAGATTGCTTACCGATGCAAACATTATTGTTCCCGGTAGTTAATGCACTCAATGCACTATGCCCCATCGCAGTATTATTTAATGCCCCATCCATAGCGGCATCCATAACAGAATTACCAACACCTACATTATAGTTGGAATCTTCATCATCTTCCCAATTTCCACCACCAGCATCATATCCTATAAATATATTATCTGTTGAAGCTGGTGCATCATCCGCATCTCCAGCCGTTCCGTCCATCGCACCAAATCCAATAGCAATATTCCTTGACCCCGTTGTATGTTGCAACATAGCACTTGCTCCGATTGCAATATTTCCAACCCCAGTGGAAAGAAGATAAGCACTTCTGTATCCTAATGCAGTATTGAAACCTGTACCATCTCCTACTTCTAAAGTAGACAACGATTGATAGCCTATAGCTGTATTGCCATCTCCATCAACAGATGTTAATAAAGAACCAAGACCTATAGCCGTATTCCACATCCCAATCGTGATTTGTTTTCCTGCCTCATTGCCCATCAAAGTGTTGCCTTCTCCTAAAGTAATATCTTCTCCGGCTAAGTACCCCACAGCCGTAGACCCAACAGGTCCATCTACTCCGTTTTGGGTAGCTAACGCTCTGTATCCTACTGCTGTATTAAAATCTCCGATAGTCTCTGCCGTTAATGCTTGATAACCTACTGCGGTATTTTTTGCACCCGATGTGAGGGCGGCAAGGGCAGATTTTCCTATAGCTACTGTACCAGATGCTTCATCAACTCCATTTGTACTATCTAAAGCACCAGCTAAAGCTTCTGCACCAACAGCAACACAGTCATCTACGACTTCTGCTCCAATAGCACCACCCATAGCATTATTACCAATAGCAACATTATCAGATGCTCCAGATGTTACCGCATCAAAAGCCATATGACCTAATACAGTATTATAGCTTCCATTACTCAACTTCCCTGCTTGGTATCCAATAAAGACATTATAATGTTCACTTGAAAGTGTCAACCCTGCTTGATACCCAATAGCCATATTATGGTGACCACCCGTAAGCCCAGAGAGAGCTTCGTAACCAACAGCAACTGTGCCATCAGAACCCGCACCACTTACGGTTAAAGCATCACCAGCATAAGAACCAAGGAGAACACACTTACTCGCTGTAGTAATCCCAGTTCCTGCACTTGAACCAATCGCAACATTCTGAAGTCCAGTTGTAATGGCTTTTAAAGTATCAGCCCCGACAGCAGTATTATTTGCCGCAACATTGTCTGTTATAGTACCACTACTCTGCATTGAAAGATTGCCAATGGCAACATTATTATTAGCAGAAGAACCACCAATGTATCGCATACTCAAATTTCCAACCGAAACATTTAATTGCCCACTTCCTGTTGATATTTGAGAGTTATAACCAACTGCTGTATTCTGTCCATTAGCATTGTCTTGAATTTTTAATGCTGAATGACCAATGGCAGTTGAATAGGAACCTGTATCTTCTGTCTTTAATGCCTCATAACCCACAGCCGTATTCCCAGCACCAGTTGTGAGGGCGGTGAGAGCAGATTTACCAATTCCAACTGTACCATCATATGCGTTAGAGCCTCCAGTTACAGTTACTGCTACACCTGCATTTCCACCGATAAAAACTGTATCATTTAATGTTGTAATACCACCACCAGCATTACTACCTATGGCTATATTGTGATTTCCACTTATAATGTCCTCTAATGCAAGATTTCCTACAGCCACATTTTGTTCAGCACTAGTCGTATTGCCAGTTCCCATAGCCTTGTGTCCTACTGCCACATTAAAATCTGCTCCAACATCTTCAAGTACCGTTCCAGCATTTGTAAGAGCATTGTAACCAAAAACTGTATTTTCAGTATTACCATCATTATTCGACAGGCTGATTCGGGAGTTGGCATCGACAACCATTCTTGCAGTGCTGGCAGTGATAAGGGCAACAGTACCAGACGCACCTCCTACTCCTGTAGCAGTGTCACCGGCTCCCATCGGGAGAAAAACAGGATTTGTTACAGAAGATGCTTCATTGTGCATACCGGGGCCATTTGTAACTGCCGCCCTAAATAGACCATCATTACTAAAAACGTGCCTTGCTGAACCATTGGTAACCGCTACTAAAACATTATCAGAACTCTCATAAAATCCTGTATTACCATCACCAAATGCTAATGAGGGTACTGATGCAGAACCTAATGTAGTTCCAACAATTACTTGACCAACGACTGTTTCATCGAATGTATTTGTTGCACTACCACTTACAGTTAAATCACCTGAAATGGTCAGGTCGCCAGATATTGTACCGCCTGAAGATAATCCAGACTCTGAACTTATAAATGTACCAATCATGTTAAACCTCCACTACTCTAGTTGCACATGCAGCACCTTTACCTAAGTGATTGAAGTATATTGTATTGCCTATACCTCTAGGTACTGTTATAAATACTAATGTATTCGCTGGAAGATAAAGATCATTATCGGTTTCAACATCTTCTGTTGTACTGGAGAAATTAAAATAAAGCTCTCCAGCAGCTAAGACTCCGATCTGTGCTGCACCAGATACATCTAAGTGCACTGTATTTGCTTCTGCTGTTCCAGCATGAGTGGCTATAGCATTAACGGTCCATTGACCACCTGAGCCGCCTGCGTTTACGCCTTCCTGTACTGTGAGTGAATGTAGTTTTGCCATGTTTGCCTCCTGCTCTAAGGATTGACCATCCGTGAATGAGCTTGTTATTTATATTACATTAAGAATCCGTCTGCTGGTTTAATGCTAAACCCTGTAGAATCAAAGTTTCTGTTACCGTATTCTGTGCCCATTTTCTTGCACAGTTCCCAGTAGTTCCTGAAGTATCCAGACTTCTGTAAAGCCTGGGGGTCTTTTGACATTTTATTTTCATAACCTTTCATAATCACATAATGTGCTAATCCTTCATGAAACTGACTTGGTATATTAGGCTCTTCTGTAAGAGCAATACCAGTGCCAGTAGCAACAAAGTTTTCATCATATACAGAACCGTATACCCTCACAGTCTTGCCTGATGTAGCTGTACCAAAACTTGTAGTGGTATCAGCGGTTGTTACCTTAGCTAGAGCAAGGGATGGAACATGGTATCCTGTAGATTTCTCCGATGCATACTCTATCCACCAGACATGTTCTAAAGCTTTTGATCTTTCGTTTGTAGCCATTACGTACTCGAATATTTCTCTGGCGGGTCTTGCAGCCTGGATATCTGGTAATTATTGTAATCAACTCTGCCAACATCAATGAACTTGTGTTGATCTGTTTCGCTTCCATCTGCATCAAGATCATTAAGCTTATAGTAGCGTGTGCTCGCTGTAGTAGTAAATGTCTGCTGACCTTTTAGTATTCTTGTACCTTCACAGAATTCATCCAGTGCTTTATTAAGATGTAGACGTATCTCTGTATCACCCATCTCAGGATGATGTATTTGGACCATTTCGATTATTTGTGTTTGTGTCATTATAAGTACTTTATCTCAACATAAATATCTCCACTTGAAGAATCTAGTTGAAATTCGCTTAGTTGATTACTTCCTGCACCAAGTCCATGCAGTGTTATTGCTTCTCCTGAAGACAAGGTAAAACCTCCACTTGCGAAAGCCCCTCCTACGCCAACAGTTAAATCAGATGTAGTAGTGGTTGTTTTTGCTGATGAAGTAAAGCCAGTATTCTTAATATAGATATAGTCGGCTATTGAAGTAGTATCTCCTATCACAGCCTCTGTTGCATCTTGTGTTTTTGACTCATCTACATGAACAACTGTTACATCTCCTTCTAGCTGAAAATCGGCACTGCCGCCCATGTTTTGAGCAACGGTATCATTTGTAGCTACATCATGTTCAGGCATATCTCCATCTGATCCTATCCTATGAAAGACTTGAGCACTGCTGTTAATTCTCATCCTTGTTGAATTTGCCATAATTTATCTTATTTGTTGCTGGGAAGATGCAAATGCCTGATTGTATTCCTGCTTTAAATCCTGCAGTCTTGCAACTTTCCATTGATATTCTGCTGATTTTTCAGCCATTTCCTGTTGATAAGTTTGAACATCGCTTCCTATAGTTGCTTGATATCTCTGTAAGTCAGATGAATACTTTTGAAGTTCTAAAGTATAATCTTGAAGTGATGCCTGTAGGGTAAGGTCTGCTTCTTTTTGGGCTTCCTGTGCATCTAATTGTGCCTGTTGTATTCCTTTCTGTAAAGATGCCTGGTATTCTGCATTGGCAGCATTGTATTCATTTAATTTATTTTGCATAGCTTGACTGTATGCTTGTATATAAGTAGAAATTTTCTGTATCTGCGATGATGCTAATTCAATATCTTCTGAGTCTTCTATATAATCAGCTAAGACTTCCCACCAATCGCTGACATCCTGCTGATCTCCATCGGTTCCAGCGGCACCAGTAGTAATTGCGGCTGTCAGCTCTTCAGATATTCCACCTACGGTTGGAGGTGTATATGATGGAGGAACGCCTATTAAAACATTAGTAGATGCAACGCCAGGAGAAGATATAGCTGGAAGAGCTGGAGTTGCTGGTAATACTGCAGTAGAACTGAAAGTAGAAATATCTACAGAAGATAGAGAACTTTGTAAAGATTTTATACTAGCATATAATATCACTAGGTATATCTTATCATTTGGAAAGAATTTTATACCAGTACTAGCATGATCTAATGCACTTCCATCTGTTTCTGCAGGTGAATTATTTACATAATAAACCTTAAATGCATTAGGATCAGAACCTGGGGCAGGAAAAACGCTTATGCCCCCGTTGTCAAGAATTGTATATACAGGATTATGGGTAGTGGCAAGATGAAGACTTCCAGTCGCTACTGCCTGCCCCTGCTTTGAAGGGTGAATCTTTGAACACTCTCTCCAATCGTTATCTGTTCCAGACTCTCTAATTACAGAAGTAATTTTAGCTCCGTTTATATCCAGCCCTTGAGATGTCTGTTCGGATGAAACAGCCAGGAACATGTGGTCATCTGATGGTTTTATTTTCAGATGCCTATCAGTTACATCAATAACACCGTCATTTAAAAATGTCGAAAATTCTGCCCGACTAGGAGCAGTAGAGCTTGCGTCTATCGTCAAGCCTGTTAGTCCCATTGCTTGTTCTTGAAAATCTGCCATATTTAATTCGAGGGGAGACTATTAATCTCCCCCCGAGTTTAGTTAGCTGTTAAGAAGCATCAACAGTAGCTTTTGTTGATCCACTACAATACCAGTTTGTACCATCACAAAGAATATCAATCGTATCATTAATTGCACCAGCATTTAATGTTAAAGATGATACTGTTTCGTGTATGTCTCTACCAGTATTTGTTGCATGATCAGTACCATAGCTACCATGATAGTATATCTTACTTGCACCACCAGATACCACATGTTCACTTGCATCACCAGATATAACCTTAAAGCTAAATCCAGTAAAGGAACTTGATATAGTAGGTAATGTAACAGTAATTGCACTACCAGATAGAATGAAAGCTTTTCCATGATCAGATTGTCCAATAGAAAAACTTGCAGTCTTACTTACGCATGCAGCACTTGAGCCACCTATATAAGGTCTAGCCATAATTAGCCTCCTTAATCTGTAACTTTAAACAGATGATGACTTTCTATTAATGTCATACCAACGCCTTCATCAGAGAAGTATTGATCCTTCACTCCATCAAAAGCATTGTCTGTCTTAATGTTAGCCTGATACATAGGTGAACGATACTGAGCATGGAAGAGGTTCTCTTCACTTACAACAAGCATGTACTTGTTATAAGGTCCACGCAATGCGGGAGTTGGAATCAACTGCAGGATACCGTGAGGTGTCTCAAGTACCTTGTAGTTAAAGCCCAGAGAATCACGTCTCATATCACTCAGATTAACAGTCCAGCCTGATGATCCAGCTATGCCTTCGCTACCAGCCATTTTAGACCAGTATCCAAGTGCACCAGCACCACAGAAAGCTCTCTTTACACCAGCTTCAGGAACATACTGGAAAACTTTTTCCGTGTCGTCCACAAAACTGTTATAGGTATAAGTAGCTTCTGAGATAGTGAATACATTCTGATAATCATAAGAACCAGTCTCACCGTATTTATCCATAGCACTTACAGCACCATAGGTTGTCCTAAGAACATTGCCTGAAGCATCTGTTCTTCCATCGTCAGCAAATGTTTCATCAACATTAGACGCTTTATTGCCTGCATCATATGCAGCTTCACCTAGACCAGTTCCACTATCACGCTGTCCGAAAAGGAAAGCCTTCTCTTTTTGCATTTTGTGTTCCTGGTTCTTCTGTGCACGTAAACGTGCCAGCTCTGAGGATTCACCACGCAGTGATGCAGCCAAGAGTGTTCCAGTGATCTGTAAGGGAGTCTTAAATATCTGTGAAGAATTATAGACTACCTGCAGTTCATCAGCCCATGCTTCGGGTGCGGTCATACCTTCACCCTGTGCATTACCAATCACATAGTTAATACCATCATCTGGAAGAGCAATAGTTCCTCCGGAAAGTGATTTGACTGTTAGGTATGGATCAGTAGAAACAGCAGTAATTACTACAGTTCCAAGTTTAGAAGATTCAGCAGCGTTCCAGCATTCAATTACTAGTCCAATCCAAGAATCATCTGGTGTAGATGCAAGCCCTACAATACCATCAACTGGCAATGATCCAAGACCTGTATCGTTATCTGGTACTGTTCCTGGAGTGCTTTTATTCCATAAGAACTTCTGTTTTACCCAAGGATTACGATGCTCGAACATCTTAAAAATTGGGTCTGGCACTTTCCTGCTTTCACGGTTCGAAATCACAGTAGTGAAAGGGGCAACATCAGTCCAAAGTTCTTTTACAACTTGTGGGCTGACGTAGAAATCCCTTCGATCCGTATACAGGACTCCGGCAGTACCGCCGTTATACATTGACTTTTTTGTTTCAGCCATTGTTTATTGTCCTTTCTTTATGAACGCTTCCAGCCCAGCATACCTGCATTGAACACATCTTCATCATTCATAGGAGGCTCAGTCTTGCCAGTTTCCACAGCTGCGGTCCTCGGCATTGACGCTATCTCCCGTTCCTTAACGATCTGATCTTTGCGTTGCTCAACTTGAGCGTTCGGTGCGTCCTTCATCTGGTACAGCTTGGCAAGATGGTCAACGGTGACGTTATTTGGATTGCTAGCCCATTCGACAAAATTACGTGCCTGATCGGGTGCCCATCCATATGAACTGACAACATGGGAATAGGCATTATTGCGAAGATTATTACTCTCCTGCTCAATCATAGCCTGTTGATAACGCTCTGCGTATTGACGCTCACGTTTCGTTTCCCTGTCCTCAATAAATGTAATGTAGTCATCGTTGTACTTCTCTTTATTCAAGCGGTACTTGAAAGAAGCACTTTCGGGGTCATTGTACGCATCAACCTCGTTGTAGTTGACTGGTTTCTCCGGTTTGACGGGTGACTGCAATGAATCCTGCTGAACCATCTGTCCATTGGGTTGTCCATTGGGGGGTGTCTGTTGTTGAGCCTGCATAGCCTGCTCACGAAAGTAAGCAAGCTCCTGCTGTGTCTGTGACAACTCACCCTTCACCTTGTCTGCCTGACTTTGCCAGTATTCAAACCTACTCGGGTCGTCTTTTGCAGGTTGTTGAGAGACATCTTCACTTTCAGCCCGTTGCTCTCCTACAGGCGTTTCGTTGATTGATGGTCCAGATACATCGACTTCGAATAAATTGGTATTCGTTACGTCATTACCTGCCGGAACCTCTGCTCCCTCAACGGGAACCTTTGGGCTCTCTACTCCATATCCAAACGGATCAGCATCAACTTTAAGTCCAGCTTCTTGTGCTACTTCAGCCATGTTTATCTCCTTTGCGATTTGTTTTCAGCAACCGCTATTTTAAACCGACCTTTTTACTGGTTGCTTTTTTCACTTCCTCACGAAGTTTCTTAAGCTCATCTGAAGCTCTTTCTTTGTATAGCTGTGTAGCCATCTCTGCTTTAGCTTCAGCCTTAGCCAGTTTTTTCTCAAATTCTTTGACCTCAACTCTTTTGCGGTCATGTATAGATTCACGCTGTGCAGTTTGCAGATCGCCTTTAAGCTTTTTGATCTGCTCCTGCTGCTGCTGGACCTGCTGCATCATTTTCTGCATCTGCCCAGCCCTTTCAAGAACTCCTTCCATATCTGCAACATCAGTCTGCTTAAGTACTTCAGTCTGATCTATTAAGCCAGCTTGAAAGAGTTCCATATAATACTCGAATCTAGCCCATCTATTAGATGGCAGGGTAGAGCCAGAAACAACAATTACATCATATTTACCTATTGTTATATCATTGATCTTTGAAATCAGCTCTCCAGACACATCATCGTAGATGTTCTGGTTTACTTTTACTTCTTTAGGTTTATTATTGGGCTGGATCAGCCTGACTGTCTTTTCAGACTGGTATACAAACTGGATCAAGCCTACTACAGACCTGGCAAGCTGGTTTAAGGATGATTCAATATCATCACGCTTGGACTTGATCCTGCGTTGTCCAAACTCGTCCATTGCGATAGTGCCTTTGAATGTCTGCGGTGCAGAGCCTACATCACCCTGCATGAATGTATATATTCCTAAAATTCTTTCAATATCCTGTTTCGCATCTGCCTCATTCTTATAAAGCTCGTTAGGAAGTGGTACGGGTCCAGCCACAATAGGCTGTCCAAGCTCAGGATCGAACTCAATAACAGCAGTACCTGCCTTTGCCCACTCTTCTTCAAGCTGTTTCTTATTCATAGAACCACGAGGAATAAGGAGTTTCACGTTAGTAGAAGAGCTTGCATGTGCTACTATAAGAGAGCGAATCTTATTTATGTATTCCTGAAGACCCCTGACAAGCCTGACATCGCTTGTTGGATAAGGATTCCTATTATGTCCGTTCATAAAAG